GGATTCCGAAAAAAATATAGCAAACATTTTGGGTTTATCTTCAAAGGAATTTGAAGTCAAGACTGAAAGAAACTGGTGGACTAAAACTGGAAACATAGCAATCGAATTAGAATATAAAGGAAAAGCTTCAGGATTAAATAAAACAGAAGCTACTTATTGGGTTCATGTTTTACAAGAGAAAGACGAACCTTTTTGTTTTGTAATTATTCCAGTCAAAAAATTAAAAATCCTAGTTAAAAATTTAATCGAATCCGGTGTTGAACCTAGAATGGTTGGCGATGGCAATAACAGCAAATGCCTCATCGTTAAAAAAGAAATTTTATTGAATTACGAACTTTATATCCAAAAACAATAATGAGAAAATTATGATAAGAAAACTAAAAGTTAAAAAAAGAACACTCTTAGTAGATGGTGACATTATTTGTTATCGTATTGCTACTGCTATTGAAGAAGCGACAGAATGGCAAGATGATATGTGGACTCTTCACGCTGACGCTAAAAAAGGTAAAGAAATATTAGACATTTCTTTAAACAAATATTTAAAGGAATTAAACTGTAATAATATTGTTATAGCTTTATCTGATAAAGGTAATTTTAGGAAAAAATTATTTCCTGAATATAAATCTCATAGAAAGAAAGTTAGAAAACCAATAATTGTAAAACCTCTCAAGGAATACATTTATAAAAAATATACTACTTATCGTTTACCAGATTTAGAAGGTGATGATACTTTAGGAATATTAGCTACATCTAAATATAAAGATAATTGCATCATATTAAGTTCAGATAAAGATATGAGGACTATTCCTTGTTTTCATCATTTTATGCACGACAATCAAACAGAGTTAGTAGATGAAAAAACTGCTGATTATTATTTTATGTTTCAAACTTTGACTGGAGACACTAGCGATGGATATTCAGGAATAAAAGGTTGCGGAGCAGTTAAAGCTGAAAGAGTTTTATATAACTCAGAAAAAACTTTGCCTTCAATGTGGAAAGCTGTCGTTGAAGAATACAAAAGAAATAATCTAACAGAAAAGGATGCTCTACTTCAGGCACGTATGGCCAGAATATTAAGAACACAAGATTATAATTTTAAAACCAAAAAACCTATCTTGTGGAGACTATGAGTTTATTTAATTATATGGATGAACACGAACAAATCAAAAATCTTCATAATAGAATTAAACATTTAAAGCTTGTTGATGAAGCTCATCAAAAACTTAATGGAGAACTAAGAGAAGAAATTAAGTCATTAAGAAATGATATGAAATTGAAAGATAAAGAAATCGGAAGAATGATGAACAAGATTAACAAGTTAGAAAAGTTAGTTCCAAGCTACCAAATCAATTTTGATGATTTCTGCAAAGGGGAATAAATTAAAATGACACATAAAAACTTATTTAAAGGAGCAACTTATAAATCTTTAGAAAGACAAGTTAATGGAAACCATTATTCCTCTTTTAAGATTCAGCCGGCAGAATTTATAAATGAAAACAAAATCCTTTTTGCTGAAGGTAATGCTATTAAATATATTTGTAGGCATCACTTGAAGGGTAAGGAAGTAGATATAGATAAAGCTATTCACTATTTAGAAATGGTCAAAGAGAGAGATTATTCATTATGAGAAGCCTGATTGAAAGTTTCATTGATGTTGGTAGCGGTTTCATTTTAGCGATTTTAATACAGTTGCTAATTTTTCCACTCTTCGATTTGCGACCAAGCATACTTGATAGCATTTGGATAGCTTCAATTTTTACAGTTGTATCTATCACTAGGTCTTGGTTATGGAGAATGGTTTTTAAAAAATTTTAAATATGAAGAAGAATAACCGACAAAATTTTTAATAAAAAGGACACTTTAGATAGATTATGACTGAAAAGAAATTAGATGACATAAAATTACCAGTAATCTCTAAAGATTTACTGGATGCTCTTGACGTTTTATTTCCTGAAAGAACTCCACCAATTAACATGGAGTACAGGGAAATATGCTTCAGAAGTGGACAAAGAAGTGTAATTAGATTTTTACACGATAAACATAAACAACAATCAGAAAATGTATTGGAGAATAAATAGATATGTGTGGTTCAATATTTAGACCAACTATTCCAACGCCTCCGCCAATTCAAGCTCCAGCTCCGATTGCTCCGCCTATAACAGAAGTAACACAGGCAAGTGCAAGACCGGCTGGATGGAGTGAAGCTGACGGAAGGAATTTGAATGTAGCTAGTTCTTATAGCAGAAAAAGAATTGGTTCTTCAAAGTTGAGAATACCTATAGTTGGAGGAATTTAATTAAATGGCTAGTGACACTTATGGCGTGGGCTATAACTCTAAAACAATCGAAGGAAGATATAACCAATACGCTAGAGATAGGGAACTCTTTTTAGAAAGAGGTCGTGACTGTGCTCAGTTTACAATTCCTACTCTCATACCAGATGAAGGCCATACATCCACTTCACGTTTCAATACTCCATATCAAGGAATTGGAGCTAGAGGCGTAAACAACTTAGCATCCAAATTATTATTAACATTACTCCCACCTAACGCACCTTTTTTTAGATTTTCCATAGACAACTTTGCTCTCAAAGAAATTGAAGAAGATGAGAATTTAAAAACAGATATAGATAAAGGTTTAGTCGAAGTAGAAAAAGCAGTGATGGAAGATATAGAAATTTCATCAGATAGAGTTGCTTTATTTGAATGTCTTAAACATCTTGTTGTAGGTGGGAATTGTTTATTATTTGTATCTAAAGAAGGATTAAGAGTTTTTCCTTTAGATAGATACGTTTGTAAACGTGACCCAATGGGTAATGTTATTGAAATAATAACAAAAGAAACAATTAATATTAATATTCTTCCTGAAAATATAAGAGAAGTAATTTACAAAACTACAAAACCTGAAGACATTGGAGACAAAACTTGTGATTTATATACTTGTGTAAAAAGAACTAAGAATAAATTTATAGTAATACAGGAAGTAAAAGGAACAGAAATTCCTGAATCTTCCGGTTCTTACCCAGTAGATAAAAGTCCATATATGGCTCTAAGAATGATTAGAGTTGATGGTGAAAATTATGGTCGTTCTTATGCTGAAGAATATTTAGGAGACCTTAAATCACTTGAAGGACTTACAAAAGCTATAGTTGAAGGCTCTTCAGCCTCAGCTAAAACTCTTTTTCTTATTTCGCCAAATGGTACGACTCGCGCTAGAGCATTAGCTCAATCTGAAAATGGAGCAATCATAGAAGGAAATGCAAATGATGTTTCAGTATTACAAGTTCAGAAATTTGCAGATTTTAGAGTAGCTCAAGATACTGCGTCTAGTATTGAACAAAGATTATCTTACGCATTTTTATTAAATGCTTCTGTTATTAGAGACAGTGAACGAACAACAGCCGAAGAAGTAAGATTAACTGCTGACGAATTACAATCAAGTTTAGGTGGGATTTATGGAATTTTATCTCAAGAATTTCAATTACCATTCGTTAGAAGAAAAATAGCGATGTTAGAAAAAGCAGGAAAGTTACCGAAGCTTCCTAAGAATGTAATTAGACCAAAAATAGTTACAGGTCTTGAAGCATTAGGCAGAGGTAATGACAGAAATAGATTAGTACAATTTTTACAAACATTAGCAGGTACATTGGGAGCTGAATCAATTAGTCAGTATGTAAATGTATCTGAAGCAATAGCTAGATTAGCTACTGCTGACGGAATTGAAGTTAAAGGTTTAATTAAATCACCTGAAGAACTTCAAGCAGAAGTGCAGGCACAACAAAAAAGTCAGTTAGAGATGCAACAAGCTCAAGCTGTAACTAATGCTGGTGAAACAATAGCAGGAAATATACCTCCTGAAACTATTGGAAGAACACTAGCAAGACAACAAGGATTACCAGAAACGGAGGAATAATATTATGGTAGATAAAATTGAAATAAAAGAAAGTGTAGAAGAAAACAAAACTACATTAGAAGAACAGGACAAGGCTCAACAAGAAGCTCAAAAAGCTCCTAGCGAGAAAACAAGTGAGACTTCTGAGATTAGACCTGATTGGTTACCAGAAAAATTTGCTGACGCAGAAGAATTAGCAAAAGCTTATGGTGAACTAGAAAAGAAACAATCTCAGCCTAAAGAAGAAACAAAAGAATCTGAAGTTAGTACGACTGAACAACTTAAAATAAATAAAGAAAAAGTTGAAGAAGCTACTGGCTTAGGTTTAGACAATTACTATGATGAGTATGCTAAAAGTGGAAATTTATCTGAAAAATCTTATAAAGATTTAGCTGGTAAAGGTTTAGATAAAACTTTAGTAGACTCTTATATCGCTGGCCAAAATGCTCTAGCAGATAGGCACGTTAATACAATTCATTCAGTAGTTGGTGGAAAAGAAAAATATGACAACATCGTTAAATGGGCTTCAGACAATTTAGCTGACAATGAAGTAAAAGCTTTTAACGATACAATGGATAATGGAACTTTAGACCAAGCTCAATTAGCTATTTCAGGTATTCAAGCAAAATACAATTCTGTAAATCAAGAACCTTCTTTATTTTCAGGAGAAAAAGCTGATAGTTCAAAAGGTGTATATCGTTCAGTAGGAGAAATGTTGAGAGACATTAACGACCCTAAATA